AGGTTTAAAGTCCTGCATCTGGCGTGATGCAGGCAAAACGGGTGGCTAGTCAATGGATAGACACGGGATTGTTTCTCCCGAGATAGCGGTTCGATTCCGCTACCATCCACAATGGCGATGTTGCCAGATTACAAACAATGCCGCTGAAAAGGACAGCGTGAGGACAGCCCTCTTAGAGTTTTACTGTTTTTGTCAGAACCCTCTGATGTGAATCAGGGGCTTGTATTTTTCAAAGTCCTGTACATGTCAAGTACAGGCAAACGGGGAGGTATTCTCAATGGTAAAGAGAGCATAAAGAAAGCGTACGAAGTGCTTTGTGTATTGCAAGTTGCAGTTATTTAGGTTCGACTCCTAAACTGCCCCACGAGATTAATTCATTTATTTATTAACCCACAAAAAAAAGTTATTATGGGACTTATTAAGAAACCTTCCGAGCTGACGGTAAAGAGTACAATATCAGCATTGATTTACGGACAGCCGGGTATTGGAAAAACAACGCTTGCTTTGTCTGCACCGAATGCGGTGTTGTTTGACTACGATGGTGGTGTGCATCGTGTAAACGCTGCACATAGAGGGGCAACGGTGGAGATTAATTCATGGGATGATACAAGCGCGGTTCTTGCATCGGAGGAGATAAAGGAATTCGATACGATCGTGATCGATACGGCCGGAAAGATGCTTGACTTTATGAGCGCTGATATTATTGCTCGCTCGAAGAATAAAACGCCTGGGAGAAAATTGGCGTTGAATGAATACGGTGAGCGTAAGGCGATGTTCATCTCTTTTTTAAAGGCTGTCTCTATGATGGGAAAGAACGTTGTGTTTGTTGCACACGAACGGGAAGAGAAGAACGGAGAGGAGAAACAGATCAGACCGGAGATCGGTGGATCATCTGCCGGTGACTTGATTAAGGAGCTGGATCTTGTTGGTTACATGGAGGCGATCGGGAAGGAGAAAACAATCTCTTTCGATCCGTGCGAGAAGTTCTACGGAAAGAACACGTGCAACTTACCGTCGATTATCAAGGTGCCGGTTATCATTGATGCGAATGGTAATATCACGGGACGTAACACGTTTATGAGTGATATTATTGCAAAGTATAAAGAGTATCAGGCCAGACAAACCGAACTGTCGGGCGATTACGATGCGTTGATGGATGTGATTAAGGAGAACGTTGAGATGGTAACCGATGAAGTTTCGGCTAACGATGCGGCGGAACGGATAGCGGCCTTTGAACATATCTTTGATTCAAAGGTGAGAGCGGGAATGTTGCTGAACGAGAAGTGCCGGAAGCTGGGATTGAGGTTTAATAAATTAGCAAAGAAGTATGAGCGAGCAGCCTAAATATAGATTCTACCCGAGTTTGCTTGATAAGTTCGAGTGTTATCTGCGGGCGGATGAACAGGTCGAGAGCCCGTATAATATTGATAATGAAACCGGAGAGTATAAACGCTCTCCGGAGGAGATCGAAGCGGAGCTTAAACAAGAACTGTTGGATTCGATTAATCGACTTCCGTTTGAAAGTGAAGCGGCGGATAAGGGGACGGCATTCAATACGATTGTTGATTGCTATGTAAACGGTAGACCTCATATTCCGGATGAACGAAACAACTTCACGATAACCGGCGATCAGGAGACGAATATCATATTGGCGAAGTTTCCAAAATGGCATTTCTGTTTTGATCGCAAATGGTGTATTGAGCAGGCGGAGTATTTCAAGGGTGCCGTATCGCAGTTGTTTGTTTCGGCAGTTCTCCCGACGCAGTTTGGTAATGTTGAACTCTACGGGTTTATTGATGAACTGATCCGTGATACGGTATACGATATTAAGACTACGAGCCGTTACGAGTTTGGAAAGTACGAGCATGGTTGGCAGAGACACGTGTACCCGTATTGCTTGATTGCATCGGGAATGATGAAACAGGTTAAGGCGTTTGAGTTTACCGCTTATGCTTTAAAGGGTGGCACGAGTAGAACGCCGCTTATAAGTGGAACGAGATACCCGGAGTATTACACGTATAATCATGAACGGAGCAGGGATATGTTGGTAAGCCATTGCGAGGCTTTTATTCAGTTTCTCGAGGCTAACAGGGAGTTGATAACGGATCATAAAATATTTGCGGAGGAGGCGACATGAGTCAGGAAGCTATTCTAACGAAGAAAGACGGAAAGGTAGAGCTATCAAAGTCATTAGAGTTTATGTGTTCCCAGCTGAGGAATGGGCGTTACTGCTTGAGGATTGAACGTTATGTTGAACAACGTACTATTTCACAGAATGCGTTGATGTGGTTATGGTTTACGTGCATAGAGCGTGAAACGGGAACGGATAAACAGGATGTGCATGATTACTACTGTATGCTCTTTCTTCGTAGAACGGCTCGGATTAACGGAGTTGAGGTGGAAATTGCCGGAAGTACTTCCAAACTAAACACGTTGCAAATGACTGACTTTATGAATAAAGTCAAGGCGGATGCGGCTACGGAACTAGGCCTTACGCTCCCTCTTCCGGAAGATAGATATTATAGTGAGTTTATTGCGGAATATAAATTTAGGAGATAAAAGTGTATGAAGATTATAAAAGCAAAGATTACGAAGGATAATACGTTGATTGCAACGTACGTCAATGAGAACGGTGACACCGTTAATATAGAGGGGAAGAACATTGTACACAAGGATTTGACGGAATCCTTCTGTGCGTTGATCCCTCACCTTGCTTTTCTCTGTGAACAAAAGGAGGCGGATGGGAAGAAGTTCCTCGTTGACTTGCCCGATGAGGTGTTTACGAAGATGGAAGTCTCTGGGTATTCGATCGGAGGCGGTGATGATAACGAAGGCGTTACGCTGACGGGTAAACGCTTCCTGATGAGCAAGAAGGTGCTTAATCTCAACGCTCCGTTTACGATGTTCAACAACGAGAATGAAGCCTATGAGCATGCGTATGATTTGTTCGAGTGTGTAGAGCGATGCAGCTACGAGGCCGAACAGTATTTGTTTGCGAAGAAATGGGCTGTTGTTCAACAGGAACTACCGTTTAGTGAGGAACAGGAAGATATGCCGTTTGAGGTGACACCGGAGTCGATAGCGGCTTTGGAGAGCTTTGAGAAAATTACGGCAGAGATTCCGGCGAAGAAGACTAGAAAGAAAAAAGAAATAGCAGCTTAACGAACGTGATATGACAGCACCTTTACTTGTTACACGCACGCCGAATTATTATAAGATTCAGTTTGCGTATCATCCGATGCTCCTGGAATGTGTGAAGCGCATCCCGTCTAAGGAGTGGGTGCATGATGAGAAATGCTGGAAGGTGAGTATTAGCGATTACGATTACGTGAATAAATTCTCGCAGTGGGCTGTAGCAAAAGGGTATTGCTCCCGTCTTCAGTACAAGGAACAAAAGGAAGAGGATAAGAATTACACGATACCCGAGATGCCCCGCTTGACGGTTGAGCATGGTTTGAAGCTGGAGCCGTATGATTACCAGAAGCAGGGTATTGCTTACGCGCTACAACATAAGCGATGTATCTTAGGGGATCAACCCGGCTTGGGCAAAACATTGCAGGCAATAGGCACGGTCACGATAGCAAAATCGTATCCGTGCCTTGTTGTTTGTCCGGCATCGTTGAAGATCAATTGGCAACGTGAGTTTCATAAATTTGCCGGAAAGCAGGCTCTTATACTTGATGATCGGAATAAGAACACATGGCAACGTTTTTATGAAACGGGATGCTGTGATATATTCATTGTTAATTACGAATCGTTGAAGAAGTTCTTTGTTCGTGGTATTAAGGACACGGCACGGTTTACGATGAAGTCGATAGATTTTGATCCACGCATTGACTTGTTTAAGTCTGTGATTTATGACGAGTCGCACAAACTTAAATCATCCAAGACACAGCAGAGCAAATTCTGTGAAGGCATTGCAAAGGGAAAGGACTTCGTGCTTGAGCTAACCGGAACGCCTGTTGTGAATGATAACACGGACTTGATACAACAGCTTCGTATCATGGAGCGGCTGGA